GGGCGGGGTGAAGTTAAGCAAGATATACAGGGCCAGTAATAGATGATGACCCGATTAAATCCCCTGATTTAGGCAGGTATTCCAGGCATTTAATTACAAAATCTTTCGGGAAGTCGTAATCAATAGCACCTAACATTTTATTTAAGTGTATGAAATATTTAGAATTGCTGCCCTTAAAATTCAAGACGCCTTTACCTGTTTCAATGTCGAACTGTGCAATAGTCCTACTTCCCTGAACTGTTAAGACATTATCGCCAACCTTTGCCGGATAGACGATAAAGTTATCTGGTTTCCTCATCCCCTTGAATTGATAGTTGAATGTTTCTATCTTCATTTTCCACCTTCCTTTCTATTTACAATCACTTTCCATCCTCTTGATTGCCAGTCTCTGACATGTTCATCCAGCCGAGAATGGAACACCTGTCCTCTATCCCTCTGATTATCCGGGTCAATCCATTTAGCTGTGAACAGTAACCGTCCATGTCCGTCCTCTTTTCCTTCTGTGATGATATTCATCGTCTTCATTTCAATCCCTCCTGTATTATAATCTCACTCCAATAATCTACTCTGCAAAGCCAGTACTGTACCGCCCTTGCATTCCCGGTTATCCTTGCCAGCACTAAGCGGTGCATGGCGTTTTCTGCGTGCTCAGTCGGTGTCATCTTCCACTATCCCCCTTCCTGCGGCAAGATATGCCAATATAGCCGCTATTACCAGTTCCCTTATCTTCAGGTCCTTCTGTGCGGCCGTGACCTTAATGGCCTTCGCAAGGTCGTCCGGCAGGCCCTTGATAAATAGGTTCTTCATGAAGGTACCTCCTCGGAAAGGTCTGTCTTCTTCCCATGCCATACAGAACTGCCGTTGTCTATCCCTGTCATTATAGCTACATCCTTGCCATCATATGATTCCTGAATTATGATACACCTTATACCAGACTTTAATGCCTGCCCGAATCCCTCTTTAGTTACATATGTCTTCATCTTCTACCTCCTTGTTTATTGTTTTCATGGGGACACCTTGACGAAAGAGTGTAATAATTCTGCTTCTGTCCGTATAGCTACGAAATTAGGATCATCACCTTTCAATAATTGTACATATTTCATATGGTACCACCGTTCATTACTATATCCAGTATCTACTATCTTAAACTTTGACCCAGTGATACATGACAGTACAATATCCCCTTTATCGTAATGTGCTTTGTTCATTTCACACCCCCTTGTTAGCTGGCATTATTGCCGAAATGGATATTATATCCGGGGTTTAATGCCCTGATTGCATTCAGTACTGTTAATGCCGGTGCCTCGGCAGTGTAGCTCGTCGGGATAGTATCAGTTCCAAATAATTCCATGACTTCAACATCCCCATGGAATGTCACCATCCACCACTGTAATCCCCTGTGTAGTGTTATTCTCTTCTCCATCTTCACACCCCCTTGTTTATTGTTTATCATCATCATGCTTATCAGTATAGCATATTAATATATATTGTCAAGTAAAATATATTATACATTATGTTGGATATGTACCAAGTGGAACCACCAGTAATTGACAGAATCAGCAATTAATGATACAACAATAATCATGCCAAAACTTAAAAAAATCAGCATAGATGAGGCAAGGGCCGCTTTCCACAAATTCCCGAAAATGGAAATTGTCACGGAAAAGTTAAACACAATCCAAAACTCACCGCCAATATCACGCAAAACAGCGCTAAATCTCGAAAAAATGAATAAAATCAATACCGCTGTAAAGGCGGGTGAAATGGTCAGACGGCCCCGAACGCTCTCGCCCGGTCTACGCATATGGACACGTAAATATCTCGATGGTGCTGCATCCGTCCGTGACTTTGAGCGGTGGCGCAAGGCCAAACCCAACGAGGCTTTACCATGGGCTTGGAAGGTCACATATGGTGACGGACAGCAGGGATCAACCGTCACTGTCAACCGTGTCAATACCTTAATCCAGATACTTACAGGTCAGCAGTTGTCACTACAGGGCTGTCAAGACAATCAATTACCACAAGCTGTTGTGAGTCAGACTGTTGACGTACAATCTGTTGTGGTTGTTGATAATCCTGTGGATAATCTGTTAACAACCTGTGGAAAACCTGTGGAAAACTCTGGTAATTACCCTGTGGACAATCCCGAAAACCCGTAGGGTCCCATCCGCACATTGGGAGTCTCAAGCCTGCCTCTCATGCCTTCGATAAATTTTTCATAATATTCAAATTCAATATAGGCCAATAGATTGACCGTATATTTTATATCATACCGTCCACAAATTTTTACAAATATTCAAATTGACTAAGGACAACTTTGTAACTGTTACATAGACAATGCAATTATCTTAAAAAGTCTTGTATAGATGAGATGAGAGCAAACGATGTAAGTTGTTGATTCTAATAGGGGTGGTTGATATTCAGGTATCATGTGGGGTTAACCAAGTTTAGCTGTGGCTATATTCAGGTATCTATTTCTGATACTTAGTGTATAATAATGGGTTAAAAGGAGGATACATTTATGGCAAAGAGGGTTATACACAAAAGTGAGGAACGAGTAGATAGTGAAACTGGGGAGATAGTACGAACGGGGTATGCGATAATTGTTGATCGGCCAAATGGTGACAAGGATTTTGTGAAGGTATTTAAGTGTTTTACACAGAAGGTATTGGAGGATTTAGAGATTGAGAATGGGAAGGCTAAATTGCTATTTTGGTTTATAGACAGAGTGCAAGGGATGAGAATTAATCAGGAGCCTGTTATTATTGCTACGGTGGAAATGATAAGCGATGATTTAAAATGCGCTGAAATATCTGTGCGAAAGTGGTTGGCGGTATTAATAGAAAAGGGCTATGTCAAGAGATGCTTAACACCTAAAGGGAAAATATTGCATAATATGTATATAATCAATCCTGGATTTGTGATAAAAGGGAAATTATCTGATATGGATTAAGGTAATCTTGACAAATCAATATTTATATATTATAGTATGAAGCATGAAGAATTTATTTATTAAGGGTATACCTGATGATGTATTTAAGAGGATGAAGATAGCGGCCTTGCAGCAGGATATGAGGATGAAGGAGTTTATCGTTGCTGTGATAGAGGCGTATTTGAGTTATCAGGAGCAGGAGAAGAAGGGATGATATTTTTAATCTCAGCGGGGTTTGCGGCAGTTTTATTCTCCATGGGTAGTTATATTTTAGGAACTGCATTTGCCGGAGTTGCCGTCTGGTTTTTATTTGTTGAGATACTGGAGGAATATTAATATGAAGATCGTGGGTTATGTCAGGGTTTCCAGTGATAAGCAGGCTGATGCCGGGATGAGTCTTGAGGTACAGGAGTCTCAGATTATAAAGTATGCTGAGTTATACGATATTGGGTTAGGTGAGATAATTGTGGATGCTGGGGAATCGGCAAAGAGTCTTAAAAGACCGGGTATGTTAAGATTGATTGAGTTGATGGATTCTAATCTGTGTCAGGGTGTGCTCATAGTCAAGTTAGACCGCCTTACGAGGTCAGTCAAGGATTTATGCTATTTGCTGGAGCGGTACTTCTCTAAAGATAAGGTATTGATTTCAGTTCAGGAGAAGATTGATACGAATTCCGCTATGGGCAGGATGGTCATGAATGTAGTGATGTCCATCTCTCAGTGGGAACGTGAAGCGACATCGGAGAGAACCAAGGCGGTATTACAGCATAAAAAAACAAAAGGCGAACGGATAGGTAATATCCCTTTTGGCTATAAGCTGGCTGCTGATGGAATACATCTTGAAGAGGATTTATCCGAACAACGTGTTATTGATTTCATAAAAACACAAAGGTCAACAGGGAAAACCCTTGCAGAAATATCTGTGGATTTAGCTAACGAACAATTATATTCCAGATATTATAAACCTTTTAATTTATCTCAAATCTCTAAAATGGCCCGTATGTAATTTGACAACATCCTGATTTAATGTATCTTATCGGTTAATATGTCAAACGATATATCAACCGACATTGTTATCATTTCTGAAACTATAAATAATCCTGAAAAAAATCCCTATTTAATCAAGTCCTGGGATGCGATAGATTTATCTAAAAAGCTCTCTGCCCTTACTGATGATATAGCGGAAATATGGATTCAATGTATTACCCACTTACAGACCTATGCCTGGCGTATTCATTCCAAAGATTGTACAAACAGGGAATGTTTCGGCGGTTGCGGTCACGATGTGGCAAAATTATTCTTTCATCCCAAGCAAGCAGAGTTTATCTCATGGAATGGCGATGAAGCATGGGTCATTACCGGGAACCGTTGGGGTAAAACCGATGCCAATGTATTTCGTGCCATATGTCAGGCCAATGGTTATAATCCCCTTACAAATGAATTATATCAGCTTCCTCAAGATGTCTGGATTGTAGGGTTAGATTTCCCTATGGTTAGAGATATTTTAGTGCCAAAGTTTAAGATGCAGATGCCGGAAGTTGGCGTTAAATGGAGTGAGGATATATCTTCCTGGGATTTTAATAAAACAGATTTAATTGCTAAACTATTTAATGGCTCCGAAGTAGGTTTTAAATCAGCAGATTCAGGTATAGAGAAATTCAGGGGCGCAGGTAAAGACTATATCGGATTCGATGAGGAGCCGCCTAAAGATGTATTCTCAGAAGCATGTATCAGGGTAAAAGCCGGACGTAACCTTCTTATCCGGGGTTCAATGACTCCCGATCCATTCAAAGGCTTAACCTGGACATATAAGGAAATATTAAAGAACGAAACCCGTCAGGCAGACCCTATGAGCCTTAAAATCTGGACAGGTGCTACAACAGAAAATCCCGGCTTGTCTGAGAAAATGATTAAGCGATTAAAGTCCAACATGGAAGAATGGGAGCAACAAGTCCGCATATTCGGCAATTACGCTATGGGCTTGGGCCGATGCGCATTTTCAGAATCAGGGTTGGCCATACAAAGAGAGTCTATAAGAGAGCCATTAACAATAAGGAATATATCCGAATTGGCAAAATTAACAATATATGAGGAGCCGCAAGAAGATTTTGGTTATTCTATCGGAGTGGATACCGCAGAAGGTTTAGAGCATGGCGATAATTCCGTAATATGTGTCATTAAGCGTGACATTAAACCTACTCTTGCCGCAATCTTAGTCGGCAAGATAGACCCGGATACTTTAGGGGATCATGTAATATTGTTGGCTGAGGAATATATGGAGGCATGGCTTGTCATAGAAACCAATAATCATGGCTTTGCTGTGATCTCTAAGGCAAGGGATCATGATTATGCCAATATGTATGCAGAAAAGAAATTCGATAAATGGGGGCAGAAGGAATCTAAAAAATGGGGCTGGAATACTAATGCCCTGACCCGGCCTATACTTGTTGATGGTATAGCTGTTGCCATAAGAGATAATACAATTACTATCCATGATAGTTATGTCATAGACGAATTAACCACTTTTATCGTAAACGAAAAGGGTCGGGCAGAAGCGCAGTCAGGTTGTAAGGATGATCGTGTCATGGCTTTAGGACTTGCGTTGCAGGGGCATATCAGATGTCCTCAATATGAGAAGCCTGTTAAAGCTCAACATGATCCCATTCCGATAAACGAATTTGCATACATGGGGGTATAATGGCAGAAACAGGTGAATTACCAAAAGACAGGTTAGAGCGATTCAGATTCTTTTTCCATCAGGCAAAAAAAACCTCTGAACTCTGGCGTACAGATGCCAAAGAAGATTATTCCTTTACGGAAGGCTATGGCCAGTGGTTCCAGAAAGAAAAAGATGAGTTAAACAGACAGAACCGGCCCGCCCTCGTTATGAACTCTATCCTTCCTGTAGTAAATTTAATCTCAGGACAGGAACGAGCATCACGGTTGGGCATTACCTATAAGCCCCGTGGTTTTGATGACGATAGGGCCTCACAAATAGCCAATCAAACTTACAGATTCGCTGCCGATAATTCCAATCTGATATATGAAGTATCCGATGCCTTTCAGGATATGACAATCTGTGGCAGAGGATTTTTGTATACAACAATAGATTATAACCAGCATGATGAGCCTTTAGGTGAGATTTCAGTTAAACGTATTCATCCTCTATCTTTATTTTGGGATGAAAACGCTACCAGATACGATATGCAGGATGCCAGTTATATGATATGGGCAAAATGGGTATCGGAAGATATGTTAAGAATATATTATCCTTCTGCTATGTCTGAGATAAAAGCAGGTGAATGGTTAGGTATGCCCGCTGATTTAATCGGAGAAAATACTTTGGATTATAACTGGCGGGATAAACGTACAGGAAAATTAAGGATACTTGAATTCTGGTATAAAGTGCCAAAGCAGGTGGCATTTGTCATTACGGATACCGGGGTTCAGAGATTCGATACTGTAGGGAAAGCAAAGGAAGCCATAGAGCAAGTAACACGCATGGCCTCATCACAGTTTGCTGAAGTTCCCAATATGGAAATAGTGGAACGTGTAATTAAAGAGACACGGGTATCCCATGTCACGGCATGGAAGATACTCAAGGATTCACCATCGCCGCATAATCATAACGAATACCCTATTATACCTTTTACTGCATATAATTTCGATGAAAAGGTCATGGGAATAGTCAGGAGCCTTAAAGATCCACAGAGAGAAAAGAACAAACGCTGGTCTCAGATGCTTCACATGATTAATACTATGGCAAAAGGCGGCTGGAAGATACCCAAGCGGTCAATATCTCCAGAACAACTCTCCCGCTGGTCTACGGAATCAGGTAAACCCGGATTCTGGTTTGAATTTAATCCACTTATCGGGGAGCCTAAAGAGATAGATGGCCAGAATATTCCGACATCTTTTGTAGCCTTGATGCAGATAGCCGGAGATGAGATAAAAAATACCTCTGGTGCTATTCAGGAATTACAGGGTTTAGCACGAGGCTCAGATCAGTCCGGTAAAGCCATTAGAACCTTACAGCAATCAGGGGCGACCATACTTGCGCCGCTATTTGATTCGCTTGTCAGGTCTCAGAAAATACTTGGTCAGCAGGTAATTTCCCTTATTCAGCAATATTATGCCCCTGAGAAGATAATTGACATTTTAGGAATATCGGGTATTAGTAAGATTGGTTTAACACCTGATAATGTATATCAGTTTATAGAACGATCACTGGAGGCTAAATACGATACAGTCGTTGATGTGACTCCTCTGTTAGGCTCAGACAGGGAAAGACAATTCCAGCAGGCATTAGGATTGATTGATACTCTGGCTAAGATAGGAGTGCCGCCACCTAAACCTCTGTTGGAACTCTTGATAAGTGTTTCAGATTGGCCGGGCAAGGATGCCTTGATTCAGGAGATGAATCAGGAACCCATGCAGCCACAACAACCGGAGGGGGGTGGAATGAGTGCCGTCTAAGAAAACAGGTTCAAAGAAGAAGATAGTGAAATCAAAAGGCAATCAAAAGGGAGGTAAATAATAATGAGTATTGAAGAACCACAGGGCGGTAAACAACCGGAAACGCCGCCTGCTTCCGGGGCCGCTGGTAGCCTAACACCAGATACGGGCGGTAAAATTGATGCGTCGCCGGCGTCACAGGATAATCAACAGAGAAGCGAGTTTATACCACGAGAGAGGTTCGATCAGGTGCTTGAAGCACAAAGAGCGCTTGAGGCTAAAGTAGCGGAATTTGAGGCGCAGAAAAGGCAAGCTGATTCCGGTACTCGTACCTGGGATAAAATACCGGAAGGAGACTTGCAGTATATTGTGACTCATTCAAGCGAATACCCGGAACATGCTACAGCGGCATTACAGGAACTCAGGCGCAGAGATAGGGATATGCTTAAATCCGAGATACTTGGCGAAGTGGGGATAAATGAGTTCAAATCCACAAATAACGAAGCATTTGACCCTAACACTCCGCTTGGAAAAGAAGTAGCAAAGATTATGTCATCTAACCGGCAACAGAAAGACGTTCTTTCAGACGTGGTTGAACTTGCAAATTACCGTATTGGCGGCAATAAAGCTGCTGCTAATGCACGAACCAAACTCATCCAGAATATGCAATCTGCATCTGTGATGGCTCCGGGGTCGGATGGTCAGACCAATACGCCGCCTCCATCGTTTATGGATATGCCTAAAGCAGAATATAATAAATATGTAGAGAACGTAAAACTGGGCGAGTTTAAGAAATAAAGAGAGGTGATATAAATGCTTACAGGTACCGTAGAGATTCCATCAGCAGTAACGGAATACTACAATAGAGGGTTACTGGAAAGGGCATTGCCTTATATGAATCACGATCTTTTTGGTCAGATAAGGCCATTGCCGCAGAAAAACAGTAAAATCGCCAAATTCAGGCGTTACGAATCTCTTGGCATGGCTACTACTCCGCTTTCAGAAGGAGTGCCGCCAAGTTCTACTGACCCGTCTTATACCGATGTAACTGCCACAATAGCAACCTATGGGGCTTATATCGAGTATTCGGATGATGTGGAACT